CAGTACTTTCATTCCATTTATGCAATTATCTGCTGCTCATCGTAGAGAGGTAATTGAAGATCTTCTTGATATTAAGATCTTCTCTTCAATGAATGTGCTAATCAAGGAAAAGATTCGTTCGTCAAAAGATGAGATCCGTACTTTGGAACTCAAAAAAGATTCATTGAAGGATAAGGTTAATATGCAAACAAACTTTATTCGACAAATTGAAGAAAGTGGTCAAGCGGATATAGACCAAAGAAAAAATAAGATTAAAAAGATTATCTCTGAGATTTCTTCTTTGGAAAAAGAAGTTGAAAAGATGAATTCTCTTGTTGATAAGAAGCAAACTGAATTGGAGAACTTCATTGATGCATCTTCAAAAGTCAGGAAACTCACAAATTTACGCAGTAAAATCGAACAGAAAAAGGAGAGTGTCGGGAAAGAAAGTAACTTTTTTAACAAAAATGAGGTTTGCCCTACCTGTACGCAATCGATTGAAGAACAATTTAGGTTAAATAGAATAGGAGTTCTCGATGCTTCGATAAAGGAACTAGAAAAAGGTCTCTCCGATCTAGAAACCAAAATAGAAGAGGAAGAAACCAGAGAACTCCAATTCCTTAATCTATCAAAAGAGGTAACGAAACTAACGAATGGCATTTCTCAAAGCAATGTTCAAATTTCTGGACTCAACAAACAGTCAAGAGATTTGGAATCGGAAATTCAAGGAATTACCGACAAACTTGCAAATCGAGGTTCTGAGCATGAGAAGTTAGAGACTTTCAAAGGACAACTGAATAAAACCTTTAATACATTATCAGAAAAAAGAGAGGAGATTGGATATTTCGATTATACATATTCACTTTTGAAAGATAGTGGTGTAAAGTCCAACATCATTAAAAAGTATCTTCCACTTATTAACCAATCGGTCAATAAGTATCTTCAAATGATGGATTTTTATATCAATCTTCAACTTGATGATGAATTTAATGAAGTAGTTCAATCTCCTATTCATGAAGATTTTTCTTATTCTTCTTTCTCGGAAGGAGAAAAGCAAAGGATTGATTTAGCACTACTTTTTACATGGAGAGAAGTTGCGAAAATTAAAAACTCTGTAAATACAAATATTATGATTTTTGATGAAGTGTTTGATTCATCTCTTGATAGTGTAGGAACGGATGATTTTCTCAAAATTATTCGATTTGTAATTAAAGATGCAAACATATTTGTTATTTCCCACAAGGGGGAAATCTCTGAAAAGTTTGATACTGTGATTAAGTTTGAGAAAGTAAAGGGGTTCAGTAGCGTATCGACCTCTTGACACCCGACCAGTCCATGCTATGCTTGAATTGCAATAGACAAAGACCATGACCGCAATCCAACTTCAAAAAGAAATTCGGAAAGTTTATCTTGAAATGAAAAAGCGAGGTTTCATTGAAATTGATGATCTTATTGAAAAGCGTGATGAACTTCTAATGCAAAAAATGCAAATGGTGGCAGATTCAGGAATTGGTGGAAATGAAGCTCTGCGTCGAATGATGGAAATTCGAAAGCAAACTCCGATTCTAGAAGAATACAAAGAGCAATACGAACTTCTTTCCATGGTTCGTAAAATGCGAGTTAAATACTTTTACGACAACAATTTGGTTGCATAAAATGAAAGTCCCCAACTGGCAACATCACTCTAAAAAAGATCAAAAGCGAAAACTCAAACCACAAGCTATGAGAGCACGGCGTGAAGCACTACGCCAGTTCAAAAAGCGTCACATGACCTCCACCAAGCGTGGGGGTCTTCTTGTATAGTATATTCATACACGAAAGGAACTCATGACTGTCAATACAGAGATCAAAGGACAACTTGCGAAACTGCTTGCAACCGAAGACCTTATTATTGAGAACCGTATGGTCTCTACGGCGTCTTTTGACGTTGAGCGCAGGGTTCTGACTCTTCCTCTTTGGAATCGTGCTTCTAGTACCGTCTATGACCTTCTGGTGGGTCATGAGGTTGGTCATGCCCTGTTTACTCCCAATGAAGATTGGAGGGAAAAGGTCAAAGTTCCTCAGCAGTTTGTGAATGTCGTTGAGGATGTTCGTATTGAGAAACTCATGAAACGTAAGTATCCTGGTCTTGCAAAGACTTTTTACAGAGGATATAACGAGATGAACGATGATGACTTTTTCTGTATTGAAGAAAAAGATTTAAGTTCTTTTAATCTTGCTGATAGAATTAATCTGCAATCAAAGGTTGGAAATTTTGTAGACATTCCTTTTAGTGGGAAGGAACTGGATATTCTTCATACTGTTGAAAGTGCAGAAACTTTTGATGAGGCTCTATATGCTGCGGAAATTCTTTACAAATATTGTAAAGATTCTGAGCAACAGCAGACAGAACAAAAAACTGAGAATCAAGTAGATCAAGAAGGATCTCCTCAGACTGAGATGGAAAATCAACCCTCTGGAAGTAATTCTTCCGAGGAAGGTGATGAACAATCTCAGAATTATTCTGATAGTGATGGTGAGAATGATCAAGCATCTTCTTCTGATAAGGATAAGAAGAAAAATCTTAGTGAACCTTCTGAATCTAATAATAATGATCTCGAAGTCACTACTGATTCTAACTTTTCTGAAAAGTTGAAAGATTTGAATGACAAATCTTATGGGGAGCAAATCTATGTTGAAGTTCCTACAATTGATTGTGATATTGCTATCGCAAAAAATTCAGAAGTTCATGATTATATTTCGGATTTCTACAATCAGTATATGAGCAGACTAAGTGAAGATGCTGCACATCGTGGTGTGCCTTGCTTCAATCTCTTTGAACGTCCTGATTCCGAATATTCTAAGTTTAAAAAGTCTGCTCAGAAAGAGGTAAACTATTTGATCAAGGAGTTTGAATGTCGTAAAGCAGCAGATTCTTATTCTCGATCTACTACTTCCAGAACAGGAGTTCTTGATTGTACTAAACTTCATACTTACAAGTACAATGAAGATCTTTTCAAGAAAGTTTCTGTGATTCCTGATGGAAAAAATCATGGACTTATCTTTGTTCTTGACTGGTCTGGATCTATGGGAAATGTTCTCCTGGATACTTGTAAGCAACTCTTTAACCTGATTTGGTTCTGTAAGAAAGCAAACATTCCTTTTGATGTTTATGCATTTACCAATGAATGGTTTGTACATGCGAGGAATGAAAAGGGTGCAGTAATTCCTCCTACTCCTCTCTATGAAGCAAAGCAGGGACTTCTTCATGTCAATGAAGAGTTTCGTATGATGAATTTATTCACTCATAAGACAAACGCTAAGATTCTTGATGAACAGATGAAAAATATTTGGCGTATTGCTTTTGCATATAGAAACTGTTATGGGGTTAATTATGACGTTCCTTATCGGATGAGTCTTTCTGGCACTCCTCTCAATGAAAGTATTATCACTCTGCATCAAATTCTTCCTAAGTTTAAAACTGACAATAAACTTCAAAAAGTGCAGTGTGTCATTTTGACTGATGGTGAAGCTGGGTGGATTAATTATCGAAATACTATTGAACGTAAATCTTATTATGGTGATTATAGTGACGATAAAAAATCATACTACATCGGACATTCTTCCATTAGAGTTGGAAGAACTTTTATTCGAGATAGGAAATTGGGAACTACTTACAAAATTGAGGATAAGGGATATGCATCTCTTACTGATGCACTTTTGAGAAACATTCAAGATAAATTTTGCAATGTAAACTTCATTGGAATTCGTATTCTTGAAAATCGAGATTGCACTAATTTTATTTCCGCATACACAAATTCAAATGTTGAAATTGAAGACCTCAGAAAGGAATGGAGGAAAGAACGGAGTGTGATTATTCGCAGTTCCGCATATAACGTTTATTTTGGATTGTCTGCTTCATCTCTCGCAAATGAATCAGATTTCCAAGTTGATGAAGATGCCTCAAAGGCACAAATTAAACGTGCATTTGTTAAATCTCTATCAGCAAAGAAACTAAATAAAAAAGTACTGACAGAATTTGTTTCGGTAATTGTTTAATTTACATTGAGGTGTATTATGACTCTACAAGAAATTCTAGAAAATTTTAAACAGCAACAACAAGACCTTTCGAAAGCGATTCGTGAAGGATCCGAGCAACTCGAAATCCTAAAAGAACGTCTTCTGAGAGTAAGTGGTGCAGTTGAAGGAATTCAACTTGCAATTGATAATACTGACAACTCTTCTGCTGAAGTATCCGAAGATGTCGAAGTCGCAGATACCGAAGTTCTTCCAGAATGATCCGCCAGGAATGATTTGTCCATACTGCAATAGAACTGGAAGACCTTGCACTTTTGTAAACAGTATGGCGAGAGCATATGCCAGAGCAGCTTGCAAAAAGAAAAATGCGGGCAAGTCTGAGACAGATCAGTAACTGTCCACTAGGGGGTCGCGAGACCCCCTTTTCCGTGGTATGATTACTTCGTTGAAACAAAACACTTCACCTCATCATCATGACACTTTCTTCTGATTACATCCGCACTTCTCTTCAAAATCTGTATGGCAGTAATGTCACCAGCGCAGACATTCGTGCTTGGTGTAATCTGAATGATACTAACTATCAAACTGTGACTAAAAAGATTGAAAACTATAAGACTGCTCGCGGTCGCTGGAATCTGACTGTTCAAGAAAAATTGGAAGAAACTTTTAACGCTCCTGCTGCTTCCCCTGCTATTGCCGTTACTGCTCGGGAAGAACAGAATCTTATTCCTCAGAAAGATTCTAATTTTGTTCCATTCGGTAATTTTTCTGACATCAAAAAAATCATTAAATCAGGTCTTTTTTATCCCACTTTTATTACTGGTTTGAGTGGTAATGGTAAAACTCACGCTGTGGAACAGGCATGTTCTGCTCTAAATAAAGAGTTGATTCGCGTGAACATTACCATTGAGACTGACGAGGATGATCTTATTGGTGGGTTCCGTCTTGTTAATGGCGAAACTGTCTGGCATAATGGTCCTGTCATCGAAGCTCTGGAACGCGGAGCTGTGCTGCTTCTAGACGAGGTTGACCTTGCCTCTAATAAGATTATGTGCCTACAATCAATTCTTGAAGGCAAAGGTGTGTTCCTGAAAAAGATTGGTCGTTTTGTTAACCCTACTGCTGGATTTAATGTGATTGCGACTGCAAACACCAAAGGTAAGGGTTCTGATGATGGCCGCTTTATTGGAACAAATGTTCTCAACGAAGCATTCCTTGAACGATTCTGTGTGACTTTTGAGCAGTCCTACCCAGCACCTGCAACAGAGCAAAAGATTCTTGAAGGACTTGCTCTCGATCTTGGAATTGAAGATCGTGATTTCTGTAAGCGTTTGGTGGATTGGGCGGATATTATCCGTAAAACTTTCTATGATGGTGGTATCGAAGAGATCATTAGTACTCGCCGTCTGACTCATATCATTCGTGCGTATTCTATCTTTGGAGACAAGGCAAAATCTATTCAGGTATGTATCAATCGTTTTGATGATGAAACCAAACAAGCGTTCCTTGAACTTTATGATAAAGTAGATGCTAATTTCGAAATGCCTTCTGAGAAGGTTTCTGAACAAGTTGCACCACAAGCACCTTTCTGATATAATTGGGGGAGGTAAGTAATGCCTCCCTTTTCATTATGAAAGAGCACTCAAAACATTTTTATGATTACAATCGAAATGATCCAGATCGACCCAATCCATTTGTTGACAGGTCTGACTCTGAATATGAATACACTCAGTTGAATACCATGACCAACTCTGTAACAATAACATCTGTTCCCAATTCGTCAGAAGGAAATATTGATTTGAATCTGGAATCTACTTCTAAAAATAACTTCTGGAAGTATGAAGAAGATTTGACTTTGAAAGAAATCCGAGATTATCTTTCGGGAACTTACAAATCTCATTATACTTCCCAAGAATCAAAAACCCAAACTCTTGATCTGATTGAGAGTATTGGTGATGGAGAACCCTTTTGTCGTTCTAATGCTATTAAATATCTTTCTCGGTTTGGAAAGAAAAATGGCAAATCCAAACTTGACATCCTGAAAGCAATTCACTATTGTATTCTTCTCTATCACTTCGCTGGACTTCATAATGAAAACAAAAACCGATATGAAACTTTCTGATAAAACTCTTTCTCTTCTGAAAAACTTTTCTACCATCAATCAATCTATTCTTTTCAAGAAAGGAAGTTCTCTTCGGACTATTTCTGTTATGAAAAACATTCTAGCAGAGGCAACGATTGATGAAGAGTTTCCAAAAGACTTTGGCATTTACGATCTGACTCAGTTTTTGAATGGTCTGAGTCTTCACCAAGATCCAGAACTGGACTTTTCCAATGATAGTTACGTCAAGATCAGTGAAGGAAAAATGCGATCCAAGTATTTTTTCTCTGATCCCAATGTGATTATCATTCCTCCCGAAAAAGAGATCGCGCTTCCTAGTATTGACGTGAGTTTTGAACTGAAAACTCAACAACTTGATCGTCTTCTGAAAGCAGCAGCAGTCTATCAGTTGCCAGATCTTGCTGTTGTTGGGGAAAGTGGCGTTGTGAAAATGGTTGTTCGGGACAAGAAGAATGACACATCTAACGATTTCTCCATTGTTGTTGGTGAAACTGAGAACGAATTTAGTTTCAATTTCAAGGTAGAAAACATTAAGATTCTTCCTGGAACCTATGAGGTTTCTATCTCACAAAAACTTCTTTCTG